TTCGATCTGCTGCAACCGGGTAATCGCCGCGCCTTCCTCACCCCACCGCTGCCCTTGCACGTCTTCTTCCAAGTCGAAACACAACACCGGCAGTTGGATCAGCCGGGTGCGTGTCGTGCCGGGCAACGCTTTGAGCTGGTAGGACGACAACTCCGCACCCAACGTCACATCGGTGGTGTGCCGGTTGAGTACAAACTTGATCGTCAAGAACTCTTGCGGACCCGAAGGGGCCCGGATGTCGATATCTGCTGACGGCATCGTGCCCTGCGCGATCGTCTGCAACGGCGACTCCACCCCGGACATACCCACCACCGACACCCCGAGCCCACCGTCCAACACCGGCCCACGGATCCGCAGCAGCTTGAACAGTTTCGGTTCCACTGTGGAATACCGGATGCGGCTGGTAGTCAGATAACCGTTAGCTTGCTTCGCCCCGGTCGGGTCGGTGTAAAACAACCCGTCCGCAGCGGTGCCGTAGGCGACCGAGTCGGAGTTGCCGACAAGGGTGCACGACCCCACCGCCGACGTAGACGCCACGTGGTACACGTCCCACGCGTAGGCGAACCGCAGACCATCGATCGAATAGCCGAGATCGATGCGCCCCAGACCGGACTGCCCGTCCATGCCCGCGCTGATACCGAAGTACAGGAACCGGTCCCGGGCAGCGAAGCACTTCACCGGCTCGGTGGTTTCCATGATGAGCGGCCCGTAGGCGATGTCCGCGTTCTCATCGGTTGTCCCGACCCGCACCCCACGCGACGTGCCGATACCAACCAGGTTCCCCAGGTACCCGTAGACGGCGTGAATGTTCTCGCCCTCCGGTACCTCGGCTGCGGTGATACCGGTGGACAGGGCAGGTAGGTTCCCGTCAGATGCTTGGGGTATGAACTTGAAGATCGATGACTTACCGCCGGCGTAGCCAGCCACGTAGATAGCCCTGGCGCCTTCCGAGATGGACGACCACGTCCACAACGCGTTCGGGTGCGTGTACACAGGTGTCGCTGGGAGAGTGGGTCCACCACTGACCAGCTCGTACACTGCTGTATCCAGGCAGGCAATGAGCCGTTGCTTCACCCACGCGATCCGCACCCTCGTGGTGGTGATAGTCCACAACTGCACCCACGTCATCGTGCCGTTGCCGTCCGGCATCGCAGCCCTGTAGATGCCGTCTCCGGTGGCGATGAACACGTTCGCGCCGTCCGTGCAGATCGCCACAATCGTCTCACCCGCCGGGGCAGGAGTGGTACCGCTGTACGTGGTATCCGCAGACTGCTGCGACACCGCCGCACCAGTCGCCCACATCATCATGTTCTTGTTGGTGGCCGTCGAATATCCGATAACCCCGACGATCGGCGCCGCCGCGATACGAGCCATCGCCGGTAGCAACGTCAACCGTCCAGCGGTCCACACATCCACACCACAAGAACTCGCGTACCGGGTCTCGATGATCTCCGGGTGCCCGACGTTGGAGTATCCGCCACGGGTGTTCGGGTCGTTGTACAACTGCCCAGCACCACCGTGGAAGCTGAACTGGGAGCGGTACCACCAGTTTTCCAGTGACTGCTCACCGGCCTGCCCAGCGGTGTCGAGCTGCTGCTTACGGAACGGCGCCGTCTGCCTGCGCACCGGCCTATCCGGGTGCGCCGCCGACAACCAGCCCATCCCGCCAAGACCGTAGGAGAAGTCGATATCGATCTCAGGTAACGACGCCGCTGTACCTACCGGGGACGACAGGTTCCCGGGCAGTCGGGACAGAACTTTCATCGACATGAGAGGTCACGTTCCGAGGAAGGTGACCTGGAAGTGTGCCGTAACGTTCAGTGACGGCCCCGCGTTCTGGTACACAAAATGTTCCAGATAGTCGTTGGCGGCCAGTTTGAGAACCTTGGTCGATCCGACGTAAGTGGGGAACCCGCCACCAACCGGGTTGACCCGGTTGACGAGCGGGAACACAGCGCTGCTGTTGAGGCGAACATCGGATCCGCGAGTTCCGGTGGCGTCGAAAGGGAAGATGGCCTGGCAGGTGACCAAGTAGAACCCGGCGACGGGCAACAGAATCCGGTCGACTGGGGTGTTGTGTCGGGCACGGGTGTCCCATTCTTCACTAACCGCCGTGTACGGAATCTTGGTCGAGTTCCCGGGGAGGCTAGGGATTGGGAATGTTCCAGCTAACGACGTGGTATCCGCTGGGCCGATCCAAAACCCGGACTGGTCGATACGTGAGATTGACACATCAAGATGGTTGACGACTTCCAGATACGGCTTGGTATTGGTGACTGCCGGCTGCGCTTTCAGTTGCAGCACCGGATCGACAGCTCCAGTCTGGTTGATGACCGCTTGGGTCATCGTGGACTTACTGTTCGCGGTGATCCCCCCACCGGGGGCGACTCTGAACACCGGTACATCAACGCTGTTGAGGATCCGGAACGGATCGGCTGTCGCCGCTGGGGCCATCTTCACCTGCAACGGCACCGCAGTAGGAAGCAGCGCAGTCAAATCCACCGTCTTACCGGTGAACACCGAGTTGCCACCCTCAGAAGTGACCAGGCCACCGTCGACGGTGGTGATCGAATCAAACGACGCGTTTCCGAGCTGGTCGACGTACGCGACCGTGTTCGCACCCGGGTCCTGCCAGTTCTGCAACCGGGCGCTCTGACTGGTGAACCCTCGCACCGTCAATGCCACCGTCGTCGCGTTGGTGGCGACGATGGTGGTGGACTTGAAGTTGCCGGTGATCGCACCGGCGTTGATGTTGGTGAACGTGTTCGCCGAACCATCCAACGTCTTGTTCGTCAACGTCTGTGTCGTGCTCGTACCCACCACAGCCACACCCGCGATCAGGCCGTGCACCCCAGTGGACGCAGTGACGTGGTTTTGGATATCTCGGAAATCCTGCGCGGTCGCCGTATGCACCACCATGGCGCCCGTCGAATGGGCCTGCGCGGAACTGCCGTCTGCGCCACGGATAACGGTCAACGTGGTACCAGCCGCCGCAGTCACGTCCACGATCTCGTTGGCTGGTGCTTCGAAGTCGATCGTCAACCGGTACGGGTAGGAGATGGGGAAACCGCTAGCCGACGCAACAACGATGGACGTGACGGAGGCGTCGATCGGGGCGGCTAGCGTCGTTTCGACCGCAGTGTTGCTGTACTGGCGGACCACAACGCCTCCCTAGAACTGCACCCGATGAACGGCCACACGGTGACGGAGCTGCAACCGCCGCTGCTCCTCAGCCAACCGCTGCTTGAACAATTGAAAGAAATACCGGCCGGCGTTCAATGTTGACCCTGGCGGGATCAGTTGCGCTTGGGTTTGGGACTCGATCGATTCTGACTGCAACCTCGAAGACTCGGCGAACCCGATCAACCGAGAACACGCCCCATACACGACAACGTCACGGCAGTTGTCGTCCAAACCGGTGTCGCAGAAATCCACCGAGATGTCGTCCAGTTCACACGGGCGGGCACCGTAGGTGAGCCGCACCGGACGGCCGGGCATAATCGAATCCCCGATCTCCACATCCACCGACTTCGCTGTAGTCGACTGCCGCCAAAACCGCAGCGGCATCCACACCAGGGATGGCCCCGGGGGTTGCCATTCGGCGGACAGCAACGTGTCCGCGTCCGGCGGCAGGGTGTAGTGCAGACGGGCCGCGACGTACGGGAACAGGGTTGTCTTCACCGCGTACAAGTCGGGGTACACAGAGTTGATGGTCTGGTTGATGGCTTGCCCGATGATGTGCCTCGGGGTGCGGGGGTTGTTGATGATCCGGTCACCGATCCCGTGCACCGCAGCGGCAGTGGCCAGGTACGCCCGCCCGTACGGGGGGATGGTGACCGTGTTCTGCACCGCATCTTTGCGTTCCACGTAGATCATCTCGTCACCGATCTCGATGACACCGCGGCTGATCTGCGAAGCATCAGCCACCGTGAACGTCAAATCCGTCTCGGAGATCGGCTGCAACATGTACGTCGTCTGCTCTTGGCTGCGGGTGTAGCCGAGCAGGTTCTCGTACACTTCGTCTTTGAGTTCCGCGAAGACCGTCATGGCAGGCGGCTCGCTGCCTCATCGACACCAAGACCGGTGGTGCCGGCCAGCAAGTTCAGGATCCCGGCGAGTTCGAGGAACGTCTTCGGGTCTGTGCGACCAGCTTTGGCGTTGAGGGCACCCACCACCTCGAACTTCTTGGACGTGGTACCCGCGTACACGTTCGCGGCGTACGCCTCATCGGAGGTGGGTTGGCCGTTGACGAGCAGACCGGCGACCCGGTTCAGGTGGTAGTTGAGGGTGCGGGTGTTGTTCGCCATCACGCCACCTCGGCGTCGAACGCGAACCCCTGGTCGTCACTGACCCGTTTGGCGTGTTCGACCTGGCAGCGTTTCGTACCAAGGGGT